GTTTCCCAGTCACGATCCAGCGCGTATAATGATCCTTAGCTCTCTTTCCCGTAACTTTCTTAGTTACGTAACGCGCGCAATAAGCAGCACTTTCAAACGTCAGCGATCCAATCTCCGACATGCCCAAAGGCCACAACGATTCAAGGAACGGAGAATTATAGACTCTATGCTCACCGCGAATCGTCTTAAGAACCTTATCAGGGAAACCATATCCAAACAAACAGATATGATAATGTGGGCGACGAGTCTGATCACCATATTCGCCTACACAGTAATACCTAATCGTAGAAGGAGCGATCGCCTTACGAAACCGCTTAAAAAACTTCTGAACGTCCAAAACGTCCAAACTGCCGCTATCGGGGAGGGTGTGGTCCGCATACGTAAGAGTCAGAAAGGCGTTATCACGATGCATCTGTGCCTCGTGCATAATCCTAACAGCCCATTGCCGCGAATACTCCAGACGGCAACCAATACATTGACGGCACGGAACTTGCATAGGAATACCAGTAGACTTATGCCGTGCCATAACAAGCGAACCATCTACACCACGAAAACCCTTAATCGGCCGATAGCATGCCATTACTAAAGCCTGATTCCGCCACGCATAGGACGGCCGGACAGGCCATTACGAGGGTGAACCCTCTGAGCACCACGCGTAAACACCTTACGCGAACGCTTCCGAGACATTCTCTTGCGACGACGAGCCATGAAAAAATCTCCTGTAGGAAAAGTGTTCCAACACCTGTGCAATCTCTACCATATACTGCAAGAAGCGTGCCAAGGACTCAAATCCTGGTAAACGCGCACGCGACAACCACATACGCGACATCGGAGGAGTCTGGCACAGAACATGCGATAAAGAAAGACGTCCACGAGGGACAACACCAACACAAGGAGGAACAATGGAACCGCGAGTCATCCGCCAGTTGATCAGCAAAGCGGACGCAAAACTCAGCAGGCAACGCGCAGCCGTCGAGCAAACGGAAGCGGAACTGCAAATCCTCATCGCACAGCTTGAGGTTGCAGAGAAGAACGCGCAGCAGACTGACGCGTTCAAGACAACCGACAAGAAATAGTCGGTGTCAGTGGGGACAGTTACAACAAGGAGGGAGACTGTCCCCACAGGAGGCCCGGCAACCGCCGGGCCTCCCATCACCGCCTCACGCATCTGAGGCGCCTCCAGCGGCCTCTGAGGAGCCGCTACCAGACTGTGGCGGCGTTGCCGCAACACCTGTTGCATCACTGCCACTGTCAACATCCTTTACAGGAATAATTTCCAAAAGGCCAAGCTTTTCAAGCTTGTCCCGCTGCGCAGGATCGTGAACCGCATCCAACAACAGCGCAGGATCATTGTCAAACGCCGAACGAACCTTCGCCGGCAAACCCATGAAAAACTCATCGGCTTGGCGCACCTGCTCCAACGCCGAATGATAATCGCCAATCTGCGACACATCCGCAAACTGCGGAATACCTTTGGCAAGATGCGTCACAACGCCAGTACGCTCATACCTTGCCAAAATCTGATTAACGTCGCACTCATCCTTATGCGACTGCTTAGTAACACCCTGATCAGGAAAGATCAGAGGATCACGACGAACCTTAGCGGTCAACATACCCATAATACGCTACTTACCTTTCTTCGGCAAGAAAAACTGCCGTTGACCAGGGAACGAACCAGACGACATCATCTTAAGCAAAATCGGCATCAAAACTTGCATGCCTTTACCACCAGAACCAGCAGCTTCCCAAAGCTGCGAAACGGCTTTCGCCTCAGGAATCGACAACGCTTGAAGCTTAGCACCAGCAACCGAACTAGCACTATTAGCCAACAACTGCGCATGTTCGGAATTCAGCAATTCCTTCATAGCGCCACGAGGATTCAAATTCTCGTCGAAATAAAACTTAAACCGGTGCTTATCCATCTGCTCACGCGTACGAGCAATACCCTGCTCTGACCACGCCGTACGCGCCTCGGCTTTCGCCTTATCAATCTGCTCATTCATCAGCTTAAGCTGCCGCTTAGCCATAATCGCAGACACCGCAGAATTCACCGCACCAGGCATATCACTAGCAACATTCTGCATATTAGCTGACGCACCGGTAGGCGTAGAAGCACCGCCTTGCGTATACGCCAACATCGGATTCAAACCGGCGGTACGCATATCATCCATAGCGCGCTGATACGCCGTAGAAGACATACGCTCTTGAAACCGCATCTGCTCACGCGCAATGCGACGGTTAGTCCTATTAGCAGAAGACTGACCAAAAGCAGACGCACCAGCGCCAATAATCGCACCGGCAACCGGAGCAAGCCATGCAGGCATTAGAAGTGATCAATCAAGCCAGGCACGCCGTACAACGGCATCGGACGAGCCGCAGTCAAACGCACATAAGAATCGAAAAGGAAATGCGGCTCAGTAGGGGTAGCAATAATACGGTCAACCGGAGGAGTTTCTTCGATAAACGTATTATCAAGAACCGGACGAGACCCGAACTCCTGCGACAAATGCCAAATATCGAGCGGCGTTGCAGCCGTCGATCTAAACTGACCAGTAATGAGAGAAGGCTTATACCGATACTCAGCATACCTCTCCTGATACCCAAACACATCCTCATCATTAGCCGTACCATCTACATAAATCTCCTTAGACAGTACAGCCTGCTCACCAATATGAGCCAAAGCAGGCCAATAAAAATCGTAACGGGTCTGACGTGACCACATCCGATCAATACCATACTGATAAGTAAGATCAGCCCGTACACACACAAGACCGATAATCGTACAATGCTCCGTAAACGACTTCGTAAAACCATGTCCGTTAACATGGGCAACACCGAAACCAGCGAGATCACCCTGATTCGCATTCTCTGAACCACCGGTATTACCGGAAGTATTAGCAACGGGAGAGATAGAAACAGGAGTAGAACCACCACCAAGGTACTCAGGACGCTGCATACGGGAATCCGGAGAAGTAACGCCGAAATGCGCCTTAAGAATCTCCGTATAACGAGTACCACCACGAGCATCACGCTCAAGCAGCTTCTGAATCTGAAAGGCTTGCCGCAAACTATTAATCGTAGCAGCCGTAGCCGTAGTCAAATCAGCATAAAGCACATCCTGGGATGCACCCAGATTATCCATCTGCAATCTGTTAGTAACACCATCAATCTCAAGCTCACGATAAGACCCAAGATCATCGTTATAAACAGTGAGATCAACACCACCAATTCGGCCATGAATCTCGGCGGAAGTGCCAAGAGGGATAGAAACCGAATCACCTTTTTGAGGCCACGGGAGACAAGAAGTGAAATAATCATGCCGCTTACCACGACGTTTCAGGTTGAAATTAGCGGCACCATTAGGACCATCGCCAACATACTCACTCACCGAGTTTTGAATATTCTGATCACGGAACCACTCATTATAGATCAGATTATACGCACGGTAGGGAAGCTGTGAAATATGATGGTCCGTAGTAGAAAGACCCAGAGGCAGGCCAAAATAATCAGACAGAGAACCTTCAGTAACAGTGTAACCATCAGCCAATCGAGGGATCGTGAAATCCGTAGAATCAGCCGGGTTATCCTGGGCACCATTGAATTTCTCCCAATTATCCCAGAGCAACCGATTAGGGACAGCGAAGAAAAACGTATCCATAAACATGTTATCCATCACCGGCTTAAGCGGAGTAGCCAACCGCGCAAACGCCGTCATCCGGCAATTAAACGTATCGCCGGGCAAAGCCTCATCCACATAGAACGGAATCAACCAACCGGCGTCAAACGTAGTCTTATGACCAAACGACCGGTTAAACGTAGACCTCTGAATCCTAGCCTTCGGGACCTCAGAGAACTTATGACCCATCACCGAAGGAACTCGCATCACGAAACCTCACGAATACCATTGTGGGACGACTGCTCAACAAAATCAATCGCCTTGCCGAGAGGCACATGGTTATCACCAAGAACTACACCAGAATCGACATTAAACGTGCCGATATAGAACAACGTGAAATCCTCAGGATGCTTCGAGAACGGGTGATCACCAGCACCGTTTGCAGCATCCGAAAACATCCGCATAGCCTCGCCATGCGTACGAGCGAAGAACGGGTCAAGATACGCTTCCGCTTTCGCATCCAACACAGTATAAAGCTTTTTGTCCAACGTTACATACCTCTTTTCTGGAACAATTCCGAACGGGCCTTCGTAACGACCTCACGCACAGCAAGCCGCTCATCCGTTTGATTCTCACGGTCGCGCCTACGCACTCTACGCTCCCGAATCTTTTCAAACTCTTCCGGGTTCTCTTCCGAAAACACCCGGTCATAATACCTAGGCGGCTTACCTGACTTACCACGAGTTATCACCTCATCCGAGGGATACACATCTTTACCATACTTATCTAACCAACCGTGTCCAATTCCAGGACGACGGGACATAGTAGCAAACTCCGGAGCGATATCATAAATCTCACCAGTCTCCGGATCAACGCGCGTATAATGATCCTTAGCTCTCTTTCCCGTAACTTTCTTAGTTACGTAACGCGCGCAATACGCAGCACTTTCAAACGTCAGCGATCCTGTGGGATCGTGACTGGGAAAC